CTCCGTTGGGAGGGTAGAATCCGGAGTGACCCCACGATGGATTCACCTCTCCTTTCTGGGGTTCAGACTCACTCCAAACCATAATCATGACTAAACTAAGATTAACTCTGTTTACGAAGATAATAATCTTCTTGGACCGAGCCTATCTTAGAGTAGGTCTTGATCATGGGTTGGTTCGTGAGTGGGTTGGAACTGTCCAAAAGAGACTCGACACGCGAGGACCATTGGACACCATAGCCTGGATTAAGGGAATCCGGCTATGTTGCACAAGGTACCTCGCTGGTCAGCCTCTCGAGGAGGTTCCAGGATTTGGTGAAAAGTTGGTAGATGGTCTCCCGAAAGAGCCCATTTGCCAGCTTTTCAAGTCACGTGCTCCAGCCCAGGTAAGACTCGGTCTAACATTACTGAATGTTAGTCGAATTCTGCCTGGCCTGAAGAAGCCCGACCTTTCGACTATTACAAACCCCTGTTCAGTTCCTGAAAACTCTAGTATTAGAGTTGAACTGGCAGCGGTTGTAAAGTCGTTGGGTTGGAGTCTTCCTCCCATCCAATGGGATGGTTGGCACACGACAACCAAATCTGGCCCAAACGCGCAGGCCTTGATAGGATCAATCGAGGACGCTTCTTTACTCACAGAACCCCAAATAAGGGATTTGGGCATTCTGGGAGGCGAGGAGTTAGTCCAGCAGATTGGTATCCTCCGGCTCTTTAGCCCCCTTGCTTGGCTTAACCACTTTGGCCTACTTCCTAAGGGAAGGAAAGCTAAATTGGCTAAGATCAAGGACAAGGAAGCCAAATGTCGGATTGTAGGAATCATTGGTTATCCGATACAGTCCGCCCTTTACCCTCTCCATAAGGCACTTATGCGCCTTCTGGGGGGGCTGAAGAGCGACTGTACGTTTAACCAAGGTTCCTTCAAGGCCACACTATCGACTAAGGGTCCGTATTATTCTTTTGATTTAAGCGCTGCGACTGATCGCTTCCCTGTAACCCTACAGGTGGCGGTCTTAGCAGAACTTACATCAGAAGAATATGCGGGCGCATGGGAGCGCATCATCAGTTCCCTTGAATTCTGTGTACCCTGGGAGAAACCAGCTGGTATCGAACGGGTGGTTCGATATGCAGTAGGTCAACCCATGGGTGCATATAGTTCTTGGGCGCTTTTTGCTGTCACTCACCATGTACTCGTTAGGCTTGCAGCCAAGAGGGCTGGACTGGGTGTCCAGTTCTCTCGGTATGCATTATTGGGAGATGATATCGTGATTAACCACCACGATGTCGCTCACCAATACCTAACGTTACTTAGCCAGATAGGTGTAGACGTTTCTGAGACAAAATCACATGTATCAGGGGACACATATGAGTTTGCCAAGAGGTGGATACACCGTGGTCTTGAGGTCTCCCCTGCACCCCTAGGTTCCCTATTCGAAGCGCTACGCATAAATAAGGACAAAGGAACTGTTTCCTTTGTTTCTTACTATGAAGTAGCGACTTGGTTTAGAGAGCTAGAGGCCAGGTGGTTACCTCGGTCTGCCACTCTGGTGACCCGGGGCTTGATTGCATCCCTTATAAACTTGTTAATGCCAGGCGGTTATGGTGACCGTCTTGCATTAAAAGCTTATAAGTTCTACCTACTACCTTCACGAGAAGATAGTGGGCACCTGCGAAAAACCAAGTCAGTTATACTGGCTCGGTTAATAGCGGGCAGTATCTTTACCTGTAACTCATTTAACAACCCCACACTCGTTCATGAACGAATGATGGTGTGGTTGAATGAGTGTAAGGCAAGGGTACTGGAGAATGCAATTAAGAGCCAACTGCATAAACTTCAACAGTTTCAGTTGAAACTGGGGGAGCTTGTGCCTTTGGTTCCTAAGGAGCTGGATGCCCAATCAGGACTACTGCTCTTGCCGCCTCTGGCTGTCGTTCGGAGAAATATCGCCGAACTTCAGATAGAGTTCGATAAGGCGCATCAGGTTAGGGAGTCATCCGACATTCAACAATGGTTGAATTTAGAAGTCAGATTATTCCTTGACCCTTTTGCGACCTTGTCGACAAGAGCAAGTAAGACCATGGCATCTAGTAAGGCAGGTATCCTTAATCATCTTTCAGCAATGGTTGCTGGGATTAGTAAGATGCGTGACCTCAGTGTTACGGATATACCGCTTAAAGCGCTTATCCATACCATTGATAATCACGTAGTTCTTCCTAAATCACAACACCCACGGCGGAAGGTGAAGAAGGGTTAAACCGCTTGCTCATATCCGACGCTTAGGGGTACTTGGTAGATCCCTAGGCTAGGTTGTATGGGCGGCAGCCTCTAGAGCCGTGCCTCTTATGTAGTTGGTTGAACTACAAAGGTCGAGCGACGCCCAGGGGTCCATTCACGGACTGATCCGGGGTCGGCCTACCTCTAAGAGGTGGCCTCCACACCCATACCAGCTCGGGCCCCTTCCTTGAAAAGAGGAAGGGTGATACCTGAGTTGGCCTGTATATGGTATATGAGCAGGAAGGCGCTAGCCTCTCTGGGATCTACGGCTCCCTAGCCGGGTACCCTGGAGAGAGGATCGCATACCCGCACCTCTAACCACTTGTAATAATGACCCGAGGGCTCTACCCTGCCGATGGCTGGGTAATGGCCTCCCATAGTTGGGATATCTCTCGTAAGTCACTACTATAAGCAGGTAGAGGAGGGGCTCCGCTATATCCGCTAT